TTGCAAGAAAAACGCCATACGGGCTAAAATTTGAAGAATTCGAGTGTGTTAATCTTTTAGTTTTTGCATCGCCAACACGTGGCGTAATGTGTAGTAATCAAGATCGTAAACGGATTGCCCTTGATGTTCGGTGATCCTCATGTCTAACAGCTGGCGAATCATTCGTTGACGTTTGAGTTCCTTTGTGAGCTGAACTTTTTCGTAGAGGATACCCATTGCCTTACCTCCTTTCATAAAATCCGGCCAGCGCCGGGAAATGGCTATGCTCTTTCTTCATATCTCGAAACGTGAGAAATTCATTTCCACGTGACATTGGAAAATCTAACGGGTATTCGTGACAGTTGTACGGCTTTCGTTTGAACTTCTGCCGGAAAAACTGAATCGCTTCTTCCTTACTTGATGCGAATATGAAAGCAAACCGTTTATTGTCATATTTGAGGGAGAAAATCCTTATATCGCTGAATCCGAGCTTGTTTTCTCTAATCATCTGTGCAACTTTTTCATGATCGGCTTGCATAAAGTCGAGTGAGTCAACATCATCCTCGAGGGACACTTTCCCTTCTTGGAGCAGATGCAATATGTAATGGGCTAGTGTCTTTTCCTCATATCGGATGCTCTCCTCATACAGCTCTCTGACCGTAGTCATCGATAATCTCTCCTGTATGTTCGTTGTACTTAACGCGAACCGTTCCAACCGGGCCGTTTCGGTTTTTAGCGATGATAAGCTCGAGCGTGTCATCATCCGTTTCCTTGCTGTAGTACTTCTCACGATATAGGAAGATGATGAGGTCTGCGTCTTGTTCCACGCTTCCTGATTCACGAATATCGGACATCACTGGGCGCTTGTCCGCTCGTTGTTCAACCGAACGATTCAGCTGCGCTAATGTAATGACCGGACAATTGAATTCCTTTGCCATTGCTTTCAGGCTCTTTGATATTTCCGTCACCTGCAAATGTGCGCTACCGCCGTAAAAGTTCGCAGGCCGTATCAGAGTCAAATAATCTATGAATATCACAGGCTTTTTGTCTGGAAAGCTATGAATCATTTTCCTTGTTTTCGCTCTCATTTCCATGATGGTTTGGCCAGCACCGTCAAAAATCTGAATGTTGGTGTTTGCCACTCTGCCAATGATGGTCGGCCACATCTTTTTCTGTTCATCCGTTAGACCCTTATAAAGGTTCCGCATCTTCATTCGATTGAATCGGCCTGTTGAGGCGATCAATCGGTCTGTAATGCTGCGGCTCGGCATTTCTAATGAGAAAACAATCGGTAAATACCCTTGCCATCCGGCTTGTTTTGCTAGATGAATCATGACATCTGTTTTTCCCATGCTTGGGCGAGCTGCAATCACGGTCACTTCTCCGGCCTGGAATCCGTTCGTTGTTCTATCCAGCTGCGCAATACCCGTCGGAACTCCTCTTCTCGTTTCTTGCGGTTGCCAAGGCGCTTCGTATATTCCCGCCAGCATATCTGTTATGGCTGTATGGTCATCCATTTTCGCCTCATTGATCGCGTCTAACGATGTGATAACTTTCGCGATCTCCCATCCTTCTTGGATTGCTCGTGTAAGGATATTGTTTTTCTCCCGTTCTTTCCAAGCTTCTAAAACAAGTTCCTCGTATTCCTCGATTTTTTCGGCATCGGCAAAGGAAGCAAGCTCGTTAATGTATGAGATGCCACCTAATTGGTCTAAATCGGGAGCCGTCGATAAGGTGACAACATCGACGGGCTTCCCTTTTCTAACAAGCTGCAACATGATTTTGAAAAGCTTTTGGTGGCGAATATCTTCTAACTGCTCTGGCTTTAGCGTCGTATCTTTCAACAGGTAATTGTTCTTTAGAAATGTTCCAAGTAGCGCTTTTTCTGCAATCATGCCCAATCTTCCCCAGCATTGATGTCATACATTAGCTCGTCGTAGTATGGCGGGACTTTTTCTTTTTGTTCTCGTAAATCCGCAACGGTAGGAGGAAACTTCTTCTCTTTCACATGAGCCTTCACGCGCTCCATGACTGCGTTAGCATCTTGGTCCTGCAAAAACTCATGCCATATATCCAGCTTTTCCGATGACACTTCAAAGTTTGGATAGACGTTCGCAAGAATTTTAAACACTGTTTTCAACTGATCTCGTGTCATCATAGCGCCTCCCAATCGATGCTGGATTTTTTGTGTTTTTGGTTCTCAAACTCCACATCGAGAGCATATACATCATCTAGGGTCTTCACATTTTTGTTGAACCAGTTTCTCATGATTCCTTCTGCATAGCTAAAAGGTTTTTGATTCACTAAGGCACGTTTCATAGCCTCAATAACAACTGGATCGCTAAGGTCTTCACACCAACTGATAATCTTCTCTCTCATAAAGTCATTGACATACCCAAAATTACGTTCGAAAAATTTGACTGCATCGTCATCGACATTATCATGTTGTTGTTTTTCTTTTTCTTTTTGTTTTTCTTTTTCTTTTTGTTTTTCTTTTTCCCCACTTAACGTGGTACGTATCGTTGACGTATCGTCTAACGTATCGTGGTACGTATCGTATGACGTATCGTTAGCGTATCGAAGAAACAACTCTCTGATACTTTCGTTAGGTATTTTTCTTGCAACCAATCCGATCAATGAGGTGTCTTTCACCTCCATTAACTCCTTCTCGATACAGTCCAGCACAGGTTTTCCACCTTTAATAAGGTTGTATTTTCCCCAGTTCAAAAGGGCAATTTCCCGTGTTTGCTGATTGTATTTAATGACCTTATGGACGTTCTCAAATCGTTCTACCAAGCTGTTGATCGATTCGATCGAGTATCCCAATTCAAAGGCCATTTGCTTTTTCGTGATCTGGTAAATGCCGATCTGCGTAGTGTTTGGATTAGTCAAAAGGTAAATGTAGAAGTATTTATCTTCGGGTGTCATTTCTTCCAGCACTTTTGCATCTTGCCAAAATGACACATGAACATATCTGTATTTGGCCATCTTATTCACCCCTTCTTGATGCAGACCACATACTACCCTTCAATTCTCACCGGCTTGAGGCCGGGATGGCAGCTCTTGATATAGCCCTTCACATAGCTGATGTAGAGCTTCTTATTTCCAGCCGCCATCCAACGAAAACAATGTGGAATTCCGATGCGGTATTCCATGATGCTTCACCTTACATACCGAAAGGTAAATCTTCGTCACTAATCTCGATCACTTCACCGTCGAATGGATCGATATTATCCGGTTGCGATTCCGGTTGTGTTGCTTGTTGCTCCGGTTGCTGCTGTTGCGCTTGTTTTTGCTGCGCTTGTTGTTTTACAGCTTCGAACATCAATTCAATACCCTTCTTGATGACTGGATCCGTACGGTCTTGTTTCAACAACCATTCGAGATAATCTGGCTGTGCTTGGTAAATTTCTTTCAATGTCTTGCCTTTATATTTACCAAACGTCAGCTTAATTTTCGCCGCGTCTTGTGCGGTCATCGTTTCGACTTGTTCAGTTTGCACGAATTCTTGCATGTCTTCGATGTCTTGTGTGAAGATTTCGGAAAGGCTTGCTAGTGTCAATGTCGCGTCAATTTGAGCGCGTTTTTTGGCCATTTTTAGAACGGTGTTCACTTTTTCATATGGGTCCTGCAATTCTCCGTTTTTCTTTTTATAGAACTTAGGTTCACGCGTATTGCAGTGACCGAGGCCTTCTGTAATCTTGACCCCATCTTTATAGATGACGCAACGAACGGTAAAAGCGAAAAATCCGTTGTCATAGTCCTGCACACGTTCGATCACTTCATACTCACTTGTGACACCAAGCAACATTTGAATCTTTTCTGCACCCGGTTTTAACAATGTTGGTTTAGGAGTGCCTGGAATAACTCCGTAATCGTGGTCTTTTTTTAACGAGTTCTGAATGACTAGTTGAAATTGATTTATTTTTGAAAGTGTGTTTTTGACTGATTCCAAGTCAACACTGTCAATGATGGACATGCTATTGACGGTTTGTACGGATTGTTCACGTACTGCCAATTCGCTCATCTTATTCCACCTCCACGCTGTATGTGATACTTTCTGGCTTCACAACAACACCAGGGACAACTTGTCCATTTTCATCGATGACGACTTGCTGGCCATTTACCTCAACCACTTTAAGTGTCTTTTTGAGGTCGCCCCATTTCACTGACTCTTTGATAAACTCCGTCATGCTGTTTTCTTTGACGTGTTGAAGAAGCAAGTTTTCATCCGCTTTTTCTGGCTGCGCTTTGGTTTTACGGGCTTTTGATTTCCCATAAGGTGTAGACAATGTTTTTGCTTTTGGGTCTGCTTGTAGCACTTTGGCATGGTATTCCTGAATCAGCTGCTCGAAAAACTCGATATTCTGCTGGATGGATTTCTTTTGTTCTTCTTCCCAGCGATCAATGCGCTCACGTTCAGCTTTGGCTAATTGCTCAACTTCTGCCGCTTTAGCTTTGTATGCTGATAGCTTGCGGAAAGCCCAATTCAAGCTATCGATACCGGTAATCTGAAAACGCTGCTTTAATTCCTCTTGATTTTCCAACTCTTGCAACTCAAACTCTTGTAAAACGTTCATTTGACTTCCCCTTTCATAAAGTTTTCGCGTTGTGCGTTAAGCTCTAAATATCGACGATACTGGGAGGCGTTTTTAAACTGAAAAACAGGTCTACCGGCTTTGTTGAACGCTATGCTTCCTCCAGATTGGGTGAGGCGCCACTGATCGAACTTGTTAGTGCTATATGAGATAGTAATTTCCCTCGCCATCTTCTTCCTCCCATTGCCTTTCTTGGGTAGATGACTTATCATGAAAGGTAAAGGTTGAAACATTTTTTTGCGAAGCGCCTCACTCCCCCAGTGAGGCGTTTTTCATGCCTTTTGGAGTTCCTCAATGCGCTTGAGGATGGCGCGTACGCTCCGTCCCGTACGGGCAGATATAGTTTCTAATGGCAGCACGCCGTAATGGTTGAGAATATACAAATCCTCGTCTCGCGACCACTGTCCCACCCTGTGACTAAGAAAATACGGGTCAAAATCGTTTCCTTCCCATAGTGGCCGGGTAAGCTCTTGCATGCGCTGTTGGTACGGACATTCCCGACAAACCGACAGGCTGGAGTTGACCTTTGGACACTGCCGGCAATGCCGGTCGTAAATTTGTGTTGCTTGTAAGCGACGACGGCGTTTCTCTGCCTTCGTCAACCTCGTCACCTCCTTTCTTGCCGCCCGACAACCGTGGTACAATAAAAACGAAAACGGGTATCGGTGGTTCTGGCTAGTTGGTGACGACTAGCCGTTTTTCGTGCAATTCCTTCTTGGTTTTTGATTCAATGGCTTCCAATATCGCTTGATTCTCCCTCATTTCTTTGCACCATCTACGAACCTCCGAAACTCTCACGATCCGGCAAATGGTCATCCCTCATTCCCCTTTCCCATAACGATCGCAATATCAATACCGCGCTCTTTCATCAACTCAACGACCTGGAGCAATTTGTCATGCTCCTCTTTCCGTTTGATGAGCTCGTTCAACTCA